AATGAACCTGTAAAGTTAGAAGCAGATACATCACCATTTACTGTTAAAGATACTCCACTATCTACCGAAGATGAACCGTTCATTGTGATTTCATCGCCTCTAAGATTGAGTGTTCCATTATATCCATTTGATTGAACTGAATTATAGCTTACTCCATGTCTTAATGATACATCACCAGCAGTTGTTGGAGATACATTAGCGTTTTGTATTCCTGAACCATTTGTAATTGAACCAACAGTTCCCCAAGAGCCACTTAAAGTATTACCACCATAGGTATTAATACCTGTTAAAGTTGCATCGTTAAATGATGTTATATAATCTGGTCCTGATGTTATCCGTACCTCACCCGTTCCACTCGCATTTCTTAATGTTAGTTCAGCTACTGTATCTTGTATATTTAATGAACCAGTTAGATTTAATCCATCTATCCCATTACCCAATCCATCTACTAAATTACCAGTATCTGTATCTTTTTGTAGTAGTTGTTGGAATGAACTACTGATTGTTTGATTTGTTAAATTATAGTTTGCCATGTTCTATGTCCTCTTATTGTGGTAGATAGTTATATCGTGAGTTAGTTATTTTTAGTCCCATATCGGTTGCAATTTCTTCTATACCTCGTCTAAAAACTATTGGAGATTTATATTGTGTTGATGTATCCGGGAATATATCATCATTTATGTTTTGTTGATACTCTGGATATACGGTAGTGTTAAAACAAAGATAGTCTACTAATCTTTCGCTAAAGTATTCTGCTTTGTTTTTCACCGATTGTCTTTTTTTATCGTATAGTGCTATATCACTAGCAGAGTTGTTTTCTCCACCTTGTGGTACTACTAATCCTGCGTTTCTTGGTCGTAGGTATATCGTTTCCAAACTTTCGTAGTAGGACCAGTATAGTAGTGCATCTTGGATATAATCATCTACGAGTGTTTTGTAGTTGCCAGTTAGGGTTCCATTATCTACATCATCTATAATTTTATCATATAGTTTAGTTCCCAATAGTCTTGTTATATGAACTATCTGTGCCTCTCTTATTACTGATGATATCAAGTCAACATCCAATGCGTTGTTTATATCAGTAAATCTTTTTAGTTTTGCTTCACTTATTAGTAGAGTATTCTGCATTATACTATTCCCTTATTTTCGTTTATATTTAGGTCTGGTGTTACTTCCTTTTTTTCTATACTATCTTCTAAAACTTTATCTTCACCAGCATCAGCATCTATTGAGGTTACTACTTCGGTTTCTTCCCCATCATCAAATAGTCTTGTTGTATCTACTCCTATTGGTTCTGTATATCCATTTACCATAAATAGTTCTTCGAAGACTGATAGTATATCACTTTGTTTAGGTTCTATCACGTTTTTTTGGAACAATGCCATAGATTCCAACATTTCATCTCTACCACCAAGTTGTCCTTCGGTTTTGATACCTACCAACATTGGAGAGGTTATACGATGTGATGTTAGTATTTTTTGTAGTACCATATCATTTACAGTAGTATAGTATCCATCTGCTCCGTTCTGTGGTATAGGTGTTATGATTGGTGCTTCATCTTTATTAGCCACATCCATGTATATCAACGAACCTGCATTGTTAGAACCAGCATAAGATTGTCTTAACTGTCTCTCTATCGCTTCCCTTTCTTCATTATCTGCATCAGTAAAGGTAGTTATGGATAGCGAAGGTGCTAGTCCATTTGCTATATTGTTCTTATGGAAATTATCTATCTCAGCATCTAGCGAAATTATATTTAGACCACCTGTATAATCAGGTAGTGGATAGTATCTCATTCCTGGTCTATATGGGTTATAGTAGTATATCTGTGATGGAGAGCTTCTATCTACCTTGTTAAATCTTGGTATATAGGTTACTTCTTCATCCTTTACTCTTAATCTACCTTTGTTTTGGAACTCACTTGATACATAGTATCCTGGTGTTATACCTCTTTCATTACATCTATGTGCTCTTACATATGAAAAATCTATATGGTAGACATCAGTTATTTTAGTTCTATCGTTAGACCAGATTACTTCGAGTGCAAATCCACCGAATAGTGCTCTATCCAATGCAACTTTCTTAAATATGTCATTCCATGATTCACCATCTCGGTTAGCAACTTCTAAAACTTGTTCGTTTTCAGTAGTTAATCCATTTCCAATTATACCATCTTTGATTGCATTAATTGCAGTAGCATTGATTGCTGATTTATTATATAGTTCGATTATATAAGTTGGAAAGTCATTCCTTGTTCCATAATATACTATCTTACCTTTATCATCTTCAAAGGTCATAGTATCTGGATAGAAGTCATTACCATACTTTGGTATAATCATCATCTTGTGTTTATTTAATTTTTTTTCCATGGGTTATCCTGTGTATACTGTGTAAGTTGCATCTTCGTTTGATGATATATATGTTTCTTGATTTGGTTGTACTGTGCCTGATACAAAGATTCTATCTTGGTATTTTAGAGTAGAGTTTTGAGTTACACCATCATAATCTACAGCCAATGCTCCTGAAGAAGGTGCAGACCATAGCCTGGTTTCTTCTGTCCATGTATTGGTATTGTTAGTCCATATAAAGTTATTAAGTTCTATAATTGGACCATACCATACTTCTAAATTATAGGTTGTTCCACCATCTCCTTTGAGTTGGTTTCCAATGTAATTACTTGTAGAAGATAGATTAGTTTTTAGTACTGTCCAACGTGGGTTAGTAGGGTCTACATCATTGGTATAGGTTATACCTGCCAACTCTGTATTGTTCTGTAATGTAGGGTAGGTTATTATGTTATATACACTTCCACTATCATAGGAACTCGTTACGAGGGGTGTATCGTTCTCTTTTTGGAAGGTTATAGTATTGAGTTGGTTTTCTTTTAGACTTATCATATATCTCCTTAAAATAAGTTTAGGGGGTTGTTACACCCCCCTTACTTATGTTTCACTTATTGTGATACTGTAATACCAGTTAATGCATCTGCAAGTGTTGTACCTGTGATTACATCTGCTGGGTTAGGCTCTTGTGCTGTAAAGGTTAATGTATAACCATTTGCATCTCCTATAGCCGTTCCTGATTGTCCTTGTCCACCATTTAACTGTGCTCCAAATACTCTACCTACATAGAAGAACTTGCTACCAGATGCATCATTGTTAGTTTCCACTACAATTTTTAAGTCTGGGTTAGCTGCAAGTACTTTAATTTGATTTCGTACTGAAGTTTGTAATTTAGCGAACACGGCATTTACCGTTGCTTCATAGAATACTGTTCCATTTTCAGTTGAACCGTTGATGGTTTCTGTAAAATCACTTGTATTCCTTTGTAAATCGAACTGATAAAAAACTCCGCTACCATCTATATCACTGATTTCGTTAGAAGTATCTGTGATAGTAGTAACTGAACCAGAAAGGATGTATAGGGCCTTAATTCCACCTGTGTTATCTCTACACCCGAGTGCAAATCCGCTTGTAATATCGCATGCCATAATTTTATTCCTTTTTGTTTAGTTAGTTATTCAGTTATTATAAGTTGTTAGTTACCCAAAACTCTGGATATGCAACTTGTACACCTAATTTAGTAACGATCCTGTGCTTCAATTGGTCGCCATTAATGTCATACCATAATTGGAAGTTGTCTAGATCAGAAATTAAGTCAGTACCTACTACGATTTGTCTTGCTGGACCAGTTACGATTCTGTTAGAACCTTGTAATCCTACTGTACCTACTACTGTTAAGTTAGCATATGGGTGTTTCATAGAAAGCAATGAACCTCTGTTCTCTACCGCAGATGGGTCAAAGAAGAAGTTGTTTTGAGTTCTTAACCATACGATGTATTTNCGGAAGTTAGCTACTGATAAGAAAGTAGTTANATCATCTCTATCTTGTACATCNACTGCTAAAGTTTCCAATTGTTCGTCAATTTGGTTACCGATGTTTGATGAATCTGGAGCTGATTGTGATACGAAAGTAGCACCTGATCCAGAAGCTAATAAAGTATTTAATCCTACTGAACAATCACCAGCTTCAGTTGTTGCAGTCCAGATAAATTGGTCATTCTTCTTTTGGAAGTTAGCAACCAATTGAGATGCATATTCTTCTACGAAAGCATAGGTTTCTGGATAAGAACCTTGTGGTCCTAATAGTCCAATATACTTTGTATCTAAATCTTTAAGACATAGTCCATCGTAAGATGTTCTTGTACATACTGTGATGTCTCTTTGAGTATAAGATACTGAACCTGATGGAGTAGATACGCAAGTGTTTCCATCTTGGATTACTAAATCAATTTCTTGTAAGTTGATTGGTTCTTTGTATTTAATTCCTTCTTTTACTGTTACGAACTCTGTTGTAGAGCCTGCGATAACTGATTTTACTAGCAATTCTCCTGCTAGTTCGTTGTTAAAGTTATCTAATGCGGTTACGTTAAATCCTGCCATTGTATTATTCCTTTTTTAATTAGTTTTTTCTCATATTAAGTAGTCTTTCGAACTGAGCCTTCTTTTTTGAGTCTCTTGGTTCATAAGATAAATCTACTTTTTTAGAGTTAGTTTTTGTTGTAATTGTTTTTTCGGTTGCTGGTTCTGCAGAAAAAGTTTCTACCTTACCTTTTACCTCTTCGATTTGTTTTGCGAAGTCTAATTTTAATGCATCAATCTGTGTCTTGAATTCTGCAGATAGTGCTTTGATTAGTTCTTCGTGCATGTCAAAAGTTTCGTCAATGATTTCTTCTGGCATTTCCAATTCAGTTTCCTCTTCAGGTGCTGTAGGGTATAGTTCAGTTATTACACCTCCCTCCACTTTGATAGTTATTCCACCTTCTAAATCGTGGTCACCATCTGGTGCTGGAATGTCACCATCCTCAGTCACTACATAAATCTCACTACCGATTGCTGGTTCTTCACCTGGAAATTTCAGGTCAATACTACCATCAGCAGTTTTGATTTCTCCAAAAGCAACTTCCTCTACTACATCTACTACCGTTTCTTCTACGAAAGTTTCTGTTGTAGTTTCTTCTACTGCAGGAGCATCAACTAAATTGAAGTGTTTTTTCACTAAATCTTTTAGTTCTTTGTTCATAATTTTGTTCCTTATTAGTTTTTGTTTGTTGATTTAGAAATTACCTTGTGCTTTTGAGTCTACAACTACCAATGTTTCTCCATTAGTCAACTTGTATTCTCCATCTTGCAACGTTACTGCTCTCTCTCCATCTTTTAATATAAATACGACCAAGGTGTTTTCATCTATTACGATTTCAGTTCCACTCTCGATTGTTCTGTAATAGAAAGTTTGTTTAGATTGGTTTATCATCTTATCAGCAAAGTATCCTTCTACGGACCATCCTAGCACCTTGCCTTCTTTGATATACTCATCCCAAACTTTCTTATTGTTTATTTTCATTGTGCCAAACCATGTACCCTTTGGGTATGTCTTACCCATCATTGCGAATGATTTATCTTTTTCTGGATCTTCTACTAGCCATGATTCTACGAGGGTTACATCTTCTACTACATTATCTTCTGCATGGTCTATATTTACTGATGATTGGTAGTTGTTTATCAAGTATTTATGTGCAATCTTTTCGATTGTTTCTTCACTAAAATATACCCAGTATTCACCTTGTTCTAAATCGAATCGGTAGATTAGTTTTTTCGGTACCATGATTGCTCCTACTACTAATCCCTTTTCTTTATTTTGTTCTGCGAAGGTACTTTTTATATTTGATTTCTTAAATGGTACTTTTACCCATTGATGTCTGCAGTATTTTCCACCGGCATACTTAAATATATCGTATATAAGTGAGCCTTTTTGTGCAAATCCACTATTCTCACCCGTATAGGTCATCTTGTTTATATCTTCTTTACGATATAGTTTATTCATATCGAGTAGAGTTCTACAAAATGAGCGAGTATCACTCTGTATAGGGGAACCTTTACCTGGTTGTACTCTGTATTGGTATCTGTATATCCTATCACCAGTATCTTCCAAAGAAGAAAGGTCTGCGGTGGATTGTATTACGAAGTGCTCGTCCCCCAACCCTTCACGAATCCAACCAGCAGCCTTTAGTTCTTCCTCAGTCTCCCCTACGGATTCTAGTTGTTGTATTATATTATCTTGTATTTCTTCTGGTAGATTATCAACTGATTCTTCATTTAGTATATCTTCTACTATTTTCTCGAAGATATATTCATCAGTTATGGGTTTTTGTTCGTTAAAGTAGTAGAAGTTTTCTTCTATTGCTGGTGTTTCTACCAACGATATACGATCTACACCACTCGTTAAATCGAATTCGTCTATTTCTAATGCAATTATTTTCATTGGTTGGTTCCCCATATATAATTTATTATATATGCTTTGTTAAAGTGGTTAAAATTATAGTATTTTACCCTACACTGCGTTTAGCAGAGAGTTTAGCATCTGCTTCTTGGTTAGTAGTTACATCACCACTTACCACGTATGCTCTTACCAT